AAGACGAAGAAGTAAGTAATATTTGCGGATACGTTATGAAGTTAGGACCAGAATGCTATAACGACACTAAAAGATTTCCGAGTGGACCTTGGTGTAAAGTTGGCGATTGGGTAATATTTCGTGGTTACTCAGGCACTCGCATGAAAATGTACGGACAAGAGTTTCGCTTAATTAATGACGATACTGTGGAAGCAGTAGTCGATGATCCAACAGGAGTAGTTAGAGCATGAGTGAAACCGAAATAATAAATGAAGAACCAAATATGGGTGAGACTGTACAACAGTCAGAAGAAATAAAATTTTTTGGTAAACAAACAGAAATAGACAATACAATTCCTGAAGGATTAGAAATTGAAATTGTAGATGATACTCCAGAAGTAGATCGCAGACCTGCTAAAGCAGAAGATACGTCACCAGATGTAGATGATGAAACTGTAGATAGAGAAATAACTGACTATAGTAAAAGAGCTGGCGATAGAATTGCTAAAATTAAATATGAGTTTCACGAAGAACGTAGAGCAAAAGAAGCTGCTACTAGAGAATCTCAAGAAGCTGTAAAACGCTTACAAACATTAATGTCTGAAAACCAAAAGCTACAAGCTATGGTTCAACAAGGCGGTCAAGTTTTAAATAAACAAGCACAAAACAATGCACTATGGGCAAAAAAGAATGCTCAAGAACAATTTAAAAAAGCTTACGAAGAAGGTAATGCTGATGAAATGACTAAAGCTCAAGAGTTATTATCAAGAGCAACTTTAGCAGAACAGCAATCACCTAATATAGCAGCCACTTTACAACAACAAGTGGCACAAAGTTTACCACAGCAAGAAATGCAAGCTGCACAACCTGATCCAGATATGCAAGCATGGTCACAAAAAAATCCCTGGTTTATGGGAAGTGAAGCTGTACATAAAGAAATGACTTCTTATGCTATGTATGTAGATCAAAGCTTACAAGCTAAAGGTGTTGATCCTGCTAGTAAATCAGAAGAATATTACAATGAAGTTGATAACGCTATGCGTAACCAATTTCCAACTTTTTTCGGTGTAACTTCAACACCTGAGATAGAAATATCTCAAGAAGATTCACCAAAACGACAGCCTACAACGGTTGTTGCATCCGCAACGAGGGATAGCGGTAACAAAAAACCCACGCAAATACGTCTTTCTCAGACACAAGTTAAGCTAGCTCGCCAACTTGGTATTAGTCCTGAGCAATACGCAAATCAATTATTAAAGGAGTCTTAAATGTCAGAAGAAAATAATAACACTAAAGAGGTGGAATCAGTTTCTACTGATACTTCTAGTAACCAAGAGCGTACCCCTAGGGAAACAGAAAGCCGAGAGGCTACCCAACACACACAAGATTGGGAAAATGTGTCAAACCTACCGTCACCTAATCCACAAGAAGGCTGGGTATTTAGGTACATCAGAACTGCCCTTTTAGGTCAATCTGATAATCCGAATGTATCAAGACGCTTTCGTGAGGGATGGATTCCATGTGAACTGCAAGATCACCCTGAGTTGCAAATTCATATGATGGACCATGGCTCAGAGTGGGCAAAAAAAGGTAATGTAGAAATAGGTGGACAATTATTGTGCAAGATGCCAGCAGAAAAAGCGAAAGCTAGAGATGAACACTTTGCTAATTTAGCTCAGTCTCAACTCGAATCTGTTGATAATGTGTACTTTAAAGATCAGGATGGAAGAATGGCGACCAAACAAGTGTTTGAGCGTAATTCTAAAACAACTTTTGGTAAAGATTCTTAGGAGTCTTTAATAATTAATTTAATTTAAGGAGACAATATGTCTACAACAGCAGCTCCATTTGGAGCAAGACCCATAGGTACAGTTGTTGGAAGCCCTTATCAAGGAAAAGTTACTCATTACAAAATTAAAAATGCATATGGAACTTCTATATTCTATGGCGATTTTGTAAAGTTAGCGGATGATAACCCTAATACCACTATCCAAAAAGATACTGGTACTACATCTTTAACACCAATTGGTGTTTTCCTTGGTTGTGCTTACACCGACCCTACTACAGGTCAATTCACACCAAATCAATATTTCCCAGCATCAATTGCTGCGGATGATATTGTAGCGTATGTTGCAACTGATCCTTTTGTAATTATGCAAATGCAAGGCGATGAAACTCTAGGTCAAGACGACTTAGGAAAAAATTTCGCAGTCGTGCAGACAGCAGGAACTACAACAATCGGAAACAGCAAAAACGCAGTCGACGGCAATACAGCAGCTACTACCAACACACTACCATTAAAACTCATTGACTTTGTTGATGGACCTGATAGTGCTATTGGTGATACTTATACTGATGTACTTGTAATGTTTAACGTGGGGCATCAATTGCTCAACACAACTGGTATTGGTTAAGGAGTAATATTATGGCAGCTATATCAAGAGCGAATGAGCTACATCAACTCCTACCAGGACTTAATGCCTTGTTTGGGGAAGAGTACAACAACTACGAGAACGAGCACGAAGAAATTTATGCAACTGAGAATTCTGAAAGATCATTTGAAGAAGAACTCAAATTGTCAGGTTTCGGCGCAGCTCCCGTGAAAAATGAAGGATCAACTATCAGTTATGATGTTGCTCAAGAATCTTTCGTGGCTCGTTACACACACGAAACAATAGCTATGGGCTATTCAATCACAGAAGAAGCAATGGAGGATAACCTCTATGTTTCTCTCTCTGGTAGATATACTAAAGCTTTGGCTCGTGCAATGGCTTACACAAAACAAGTGAAAGCAGCGTTTCCATTAAATAATGGATTCTCTACAGCTTTCTCTTCAGGTGATGGTGTTGCTTTATTTAGCACAGCTCACCCACTTGTAAGTGGTGGAACTAACAGCAACAGACCTTCTTCAGGTGCTGACTTGAATGAAACATCTCTAGAAGATGCAGTTATTCAAATCGGTAAATATACTGATGAAAGAGGTCTTAAAATTGCAGCTAGACCAAGAAAACTAATAGTACCATCTGATCTTCAGTTTGTTGCTACTAGACTATTGCAAAGTGATTACAGAGTCGGTACTGCTGACAATGACATCAATGCTATCAAAACAAATGGAGTGATCCCAGAAGGATACTCAGTTAATCATTATTTAACTGATACCAATGCTTTCTTTATCACTACAGATATACCTGATGGCATGAAGCATTTCGTCAGAAGTCCTATGACTACATCTATGGATGGTGACTTTGAAACTGGTAATGTTAGATACAAAGCTAGAGAAAGATATTCCTTTGGAGTATCCGATCCACTAGGTATCTTTGGATCACCAGGTAGTTCGTAAGAACTTTAAGAGGGAGGCTCAAATCGAGTCTCCCTTTTTTTTATCTAGGATATTTTTAACTTGTCTATCAACTGACCTAGCAGACTTGCCAAGATGATAGATTTATTCCTTTAGGAGGAATTATGGCTAACACAACTTTTAATGGACCAGTTAGGTCCGAAAATGGTTTTAAAACAATAGACGTAGCTTCATCAACAGGTGTTGTTACAGATGGTTTAGTAATAAACGCTGATGGTAATATTTATACTGATGATGGTGCACATATTCAATATGCAGCAGCTACAGGGGTTGGACCTTCTGATTTAATTATAGGTAAAAGCGGAAGCCAATACGGCACAGCTAATCCTTATGCAGAAAGTGCAACAGCTTTATTTCCACTAGGTTCTAAAATGATTTATGGTAATAACGTATATCGTTATGTTGGAATTGGTGGAACTGCAGTAACAGCAGGTAAGCTTTTACAACAACCAGCAATAGTTTCTGACCATGCAAATATGACTGCAACAGCAGCCGTAGCAGCAGGCGAAACAGCAATATCTGTAGAAACAGGTGGAACTGATTTAACATTAAATCAATACGCAGGTGGTTATCTTTGGGTAAACGATGTAAATGGTGAAGGACAAATGCTTAGAGTTAAATCTAACCCTGCTCACGATCATTCAACTGATCCGTCAGTAGTAATAACTTGTTATGATGCTTTAGCAACTGCCTTAACTACTAGCTCACAATTATCATTATTAGCTGATCCAAGTAATGACCTTATTGTTGCTCCAGCAGCAGAAACAGGTGCATTAATGGGTGCTACAGTAATTGACCTTACAGCCGATTATTTTGGTTGGGCAGTTATATCAGGACCAGCAGCTTTATTAACTGTAGGAACTTTAGTTGTAGGTAATGCAGCAGTTCGTTCAGGTGGTACAGCAGGTGGAGTTGCTCCAGCAACAGATAATGTGTTAATGGAAGTTGGTGATGTAATGGCTGTATCAGCAAATACAGAATACTCACTAATTAACATGAATCTAGGTTAAGGGGTAAAAAATGGCAGACGCAGTAACTTCTCAAACCATTATAGATGGTGAAAGAAACTGTATTATTAAGTTTACCAATGTCAGCGATGGTTCTGGCGAATCCGCAGTAGCTAAAGTAGATGTTTCTGCTTTAACATCTAACGCAGCAGGTGTAGCCTGTTCAGAAGTTAGAGTAATGCGAGTGAGCCATGCCATTGTTGGTATGTCAGTTCAAATGTTTTTAAATGCTACAGCTAATGTTCTTCTTATGGAATTAGCAGAAAGTAGTAATGGACATATGGACTTTAAAGACTTTGGTGGACTTCCTAATAATGCAGGAGATGGTAAAAATGGAGACATTTTATTTACCACAAAAGGTCACAGTTCAGGAGACACTTACTCTATCGTTTTAGAGATGATTAAAGTGTATTCTGATTAATAGGAATTTATTATGGCTAAAAGCAAAAATTATGTAATATCTGAAACTGGAGAATTTCCAGCACAATATAAAGTTTTACATCTAAATGAAGATGGTATCTACAGACCTGTATTTGGTCCTGATCCTGATTTAGAAGATGCAGAACGTAAGTGTGCTGAAATGAACGGGGAAAGATCAAGGAATGATAAAGGGCAACTTGTTGCTGACGATCCTTCTACACCTGATGTTAATGAAGCTTATGTTGGTGGTAAAACACCAAAGAAAAAAGCTACAAAAAAAACAACAGCAAAAAAAACAACTACTAAGAAAAAGTAGTATCATCTATATTTATAATACTCTGGTAAAACGGAGTATTATATTTATCTAATTGGAAAAATTATGAAAGGAACTAAAAAATCAAAGTACATGGCTGGCGGTGGTAAATCTACTAAAGGTATGGCTGGCGGTGGAAAATCAACTAAATATATGGCAGGTGGCGGAAAATCTACTGAAACAGGTAAAAGAATGCAAACATATAACGAATATGTGAAAACAATGTTTGGTGGTGGCATGACATCTGAACCAGCTATGAAAAAGAAAAGAACTAAAGGCATGGCAGGTGGCGGAAAATCTACTAAATATATGTCTAGAGGCGGTAAAAGCTAATTAAATTTTTTAATGACCAAAAGAAAAAGAGAGAACCCTATACCCAAAACAACTAAGGGTAAGGGTGCAAATTATCGCTCTACTAAGTCTGGTGCTGGTATGACTAAAAAAGGAGTTGCTGCATATCGTAAAGCAAATCCAGGTTCTAAGTTAAGTACAGCAGTAACAGGTAAAGTAAAGAAAGGTAGTAAGGCTGCGAAACGCAGAAAGTCTTACTGTGCTAGGTCTTTAGGTCAATTAAAAAGAAGTTCGGCTAAAACTAAAAACGATCCTAACTCAAGAATTAGACAGGCTCGTAGAAGATGGAAGTGTTAATATTATGACAATATCAAGAGCGAATATGAGAAATCAGATACAAAAAGCTCCTGCTTCAAAAAAGAAAAAAAGCAAGACTAAATCTGGTATTACTATCACTAGAATTAAAAAGGATAAATAATGGCTACAAGTGGAACTACTACATTTAACTTAGACATAAGCGATATTATGGAAGAAGCTTATGATCTTTGTGGTTTAGAGTTACGTTCTGGCTATAGTTATCGTGGAGCTAAAAGAGCTCTAAACTTAGTATTTTTAGAATGGCAAAATAAAGGTTTAAACCTTTGGACTGTAGAACAAGGAAGTGCAACTTTAATAGCTGGAACAAGTAGTTATACTATTGATTCTAGTGCTTTAGATGTTGTAGATGTTTTTGTTAGAACTGATGCTGGAGATGCAAACAAACAATTTGATCAAAGATTAAATCGTATATCAAGAACTGAATACAATCACCAAGCAAATAAATTAACACAATCTAAACCTACACAGTTTTATGTAGATAAAGACAATGATGCAGTAAAAATTGTTGTTTGGTCTACACCTGATGCTGATCAAACTTATTCATTAATATATGATTATGTAAAAAGAATTGAAGATGTTGGTACTGTAGCAAGTAATAATGCTGAAGTACCTGCTAGATATCTTCCTTGTCTTACTTATGCACTAGCTTATAACTTAGCTTGTAAATCACCTGAATCTTTAAATAGAGTACCTATGATAAAACAAAGGTATGACGAACTATGGAGAGATGTAAGTGATGCAGATAGAGAAAAAGCAGCAGTAAGATTTGTACCTGATTTATCTATTAGTGGTTACTAATGGCATACGCAAGAGCGAGCAAAGCCCTAGGTCAATGTGATCGTTGTGGTTTTTCTTATAGATTAAATACTCTTCAATATGAAATAGAAGATGGTAAACGAAATGGATTAAGAGTTTGCCATGAATGTTTAGACGAAGATCAGCCACAGTTAAAACTAGGACAGGTAAATACTTCTGATCCGCAAAACTTATATAATGCAAGGGTAGACACAGGTAGAGCAATTTCAACAAGATATTCTTCTTTTGACCCTATAGGAGGAGGAGTAACAGTTTTTGGTTCTTCTACTATGGGTTTAGATATAACAGGTGAAATTGGTAAATTAAAAGTGAGTACAGAATGAGTTGGACATTTACAACATTAAAATCGGCTATACAAGATTATACGCAAAATACTGAATCAACTTTTGTTGCTGATTTAAGTATTATTATTCAACAAGGTGAAGATAGAATAGTAAAGTCAGTAGAACTACCAAACTTTAGAAAAAATGTTACGGGTACGTTTACAAGTGGCAATCAATACTTAGAAACTCCTAGTGATTATTTATATCCTTTTTCTTTAGCAGTATTAGATGATAGCAATAACTATAGTTATTTATTAAATACAGATGTAAGCTTTATAAGAGAAGCTTATCCATCTGCATCTACAACAGGTACACCTAAACACTATGCACAATTTGATGATACAACTTTTATAGTTGGTCCAAGTCCAAGTTCAAATTTAAATGCAGAACTACATTATTACTATGTACCACAATCAATTACAGCATCAGCCGATGGCACAAGTTGGTTAGGAACAAATGCATCAGAATTATTGCTTTATGCTAGCTTAATAGAAGCGTATACTTTTATGAAAGGCGAACCAGATGTTATGGCTAATTATGAAAAAAGATTTCAAGAAGCATTACAAAGACTTACTTTATTATCTGATGGATATAATCGTAAAGATGCTTATAGGGATGGTCAAAGAAAAATAGATGTCTAATGACCCCATAAATGAGCTACAAGGCAAAAATATTGCAATCGTAGCTATGGGTCAAAGTCAGATAGATTTTCATCTCTCACAGACGCATAGCGTTGAATTTGACGAAGTTTGGGCAATAAATGCAATGATAGGAGTTTTACCTAATATAGATAGAGCTTTTATATTAGACCCAATGAGTAGATTCCTGGATACTGAAGATGCTGGAACTATGACAGCTATGATGAGAAAACAACTGCCTTTGTGTAAATTTCCTATTTATACCTGTGAGTTAGACGAAAGAGTTCCTAGTGCCATAGAATATCCTATAGAGTCAGTTATCCATGATCTAGGATGTGCTTACTTTAATAATACTATTCCATATGTAATAGCTTATGCTTTATGGAACAAAGTAAACAAAATAAGTATTTTCGGTGTTGACTATACTTATAGAAGCAATATGCATTTTGCAGAAGCAGGTAGAGGATGTGTAGAATTTTGGTTATCTAAATGTATAGATGCTGGTGTGCAAATAGAAATAGCACCTAGATCAACTTTATTAGATACAGATGTTGGATTTGAAGAAAAACTTTATGGTTATCATAGATTAAATAATCCTAAAGTTGCTTATCAAAATGGTCCGACTATGAGTGTCTGTAAGTTATCAGATATACAAATAGAAGAAAAACAAAAGCCTATTGGAATAATAGGTAGAAAAGATTTAAACTTATCTGAACCAGTAGAACCAAAGGAATATTAATGCAAACAGACAAATTTGAAATATCAATAGGTGATTTAGGAGTTCAAACTACAGATAACCGAGGACACTCTATTGAAGAAGTTGCTGAAATGGCAACTAATAAATTAATTTCTATAAGTGATACTGCTCCAGTAGAAATAAAAGCACAAGCTCATGCTTTTAGAGCAAGAACTAAAATGGTTGTTGCACATTACATACAAGAAGGAATAAAAAACCATACTTGTACTATATGCAACGAATTAGAAAAACAAGGTCAGACTGACCTAGCAAATATAATAAGGAGGCTGTAATGGCTATTACTCAAGCAATGTGTACGTCTTTCAAGAAAGAACTATTGGAAGCTAAACATAATTTTTTACTTTCTGGAGGTAATGATTTCAAATTAGCTCTATATACATCAAGTGCAACTATGGGAGCAGCTACAACTGCTTACACTACAACTAATGAAGCAACTGGTACTAATTACACCGCTAAAGGTTCTAGTTTAACTAGAGTTAATCCTTCTACTTCAGGAACAACTGCATTTACAGACTTTGCTGATTTAACTTTCGGCACAGCAACTATAACTGCTAGAGGATGTATGATCTTTAATGACACCGCTTCAGGTGATCCAGCAGTAGCTGTATTTGACTTTGGTGGAGATAAAACATCAACAGCAGGTTCATTTACTATTACATTTCCAACTGCTGACGCATCAAACGCTGTTATAAGAATAGCATAGGAATATAAGTGGCAACAGGTTGGGGTCGTGCTGGTTGGGGTGAAGACTTCTGGGGTGCTACTTCAGTATCCGTTGCTGTAACTGGACTTGCAGGAACTACTACATTAGGTAACGAAGCAAATGTTACTGGTGATGCTAATGTAAGTGAAACAGGTGTAGTCGGAACATCTGCATTAAACTCAGTAGTAGCTGCTGGTTTTGCAATAACAGGTGTATCAGGAACTGCATCAACTGTAGGTCTTGGTGACGAAACAGTAACTTGTGATGCTAATGTTTTTCCAACAAATGTAGTTGGAACTACATCTTTAGGCAGTATAGGACTAGTAACAGTAAATATACTTTCAATTACTGGATTAGTTGGAACGTCTTCATTAGGTACAGAAACAGTACAAGCAGATGCAAATATGTCTGTAGATAGTGTATTAGCTACAGGACAAATAACAAATTTATTAGTTTGGAGTTTAGTTGATGATTCACAAACACCAAATTATTCAACAGTATCAACAACACAATCTCCTAATTGGAGTGATGTTGCATAATGATATATAATTTTATAAGAGGAAAATAAATGGCAAGTACATATGTAAATGATCTTAGATTAAATGAGATGGCTACTGGAGATGCTAGTGGAACTTGGGGAACAAATACAAATACAAATTTAAGCTTAATCGGTGAAGCTTTAGGTTACGGAACAGAAGCTATAACAACTAACGCAAACACCCATACTACTACAGTAGCAGACGGAGCAACTGATCCAGGCAGAGCAATGTATATTGAATACACAGGATCATTAGATTCAGCCTGTACAATTACAATAGCTCCTAATACTGTAAATAGAATGCACTTTATCGAAAATGGTACAAGTGGTTCTCAAAACATAATTATTAAACAAGGTTCTGGTGCAACAATAACTATACCTCCAGGTGATACTAAAGCAGTTTACCTAGATGGTGCTGGTAGTGGAGCTGCGGTAGTTGATGCTTTTGCTAGTCTTTCTGTAGTAGACCTGAAAGTACAAGACG